GCCGCGCGTTAATTGCTCGAAAAATGGGAGGTTTTCAAGATGGGTAAGGGGCGAAAGCCAATCCCGACAGCATTGAAAGTGCTCAAGGGAAGCTTTATTCGCCATCCAGAGTTGCGAAACGATGAAGAGCCAGTGGTGGCGGTTGCGGCTCCGGATGTGCCGGCAACTCTCGGTCAGTATGGGCGTGAAGAGTGGGGACGAATTACCTCTGAGATGGCAGAACTTGGCGTGCTCACACGAATTGAGCGGAGCGCGATTGAAAAGTACTGCCTGGCATATCAAAAGGAACGAGAGGCAGAGGATGTGGTTGCGAAAGATGGTCGATTCTACCACACAGCAAAGGGCGACATTCGGGAGCATCCAGCAAGCAAAGCGGCGCGGGAGTACGCAAACCAGTGTTTTAGGGCGTTGATCGAGTTTGGTATGACGCCAAGCTCAAGATCGAAGATCAGAGTTCCAAAGAAGACCGAAGGTGACACAGACGAACAACGCATGTTTGGATAACTACTACTTCGATGAAACTGAAGCCGCTCGTGTCGTGGATTTCTTTGAGCGGTTTTTGTGTCATCCGAAAGGTGGAAGCGGTGCGCCTAAACGATTCACACTGGAACCGTGGCAGAAAGACTACGTTCGGAACCTGATGGCGTGGAAATCGAAAGCCACAGGGCTTCGCAAACATCGCACAACGTATCTGGAAATCCCGCGAAAGAACGGCAAGACAACGCTGTCTGCTGGGCTGCTGCTTTACATGCTCTTGGTGGACAAGGAAAATGGCAAGGAAATCTATTCAGCGGCGACAACGCGTGATCAAGCTGGATTGATCTTCGAAATTGCAGCCGGAATGGTCAGTGCTGATCCTCGCTTGGCGAAGCGGTGCGAAATCATCAAATCGAAAAAGCGAATCGTCAGTGGTGACGGCTACTTCCAGGCTTGTTCCGCTGAAGCCGGTGCAATCCACGGTACAAATCCGCATTGCGTAGTGTTCGACGAGTTGCATCTCCAGAAGAACCGCGAAATGTGGGAAGCCTTCCACACTGGTTTCGGTGCGCGAAGTCAGCCGATGTTCATCGCGATCACTACGGCAGGACATGATCGTAGCAGCGTTTGTTGGGAGCAGCACGAATACGCCCGCAACATTCTGGACGGCAATATCGACGATCCGACCTTCTACCCGCGAATGTTTTCTGCCTCACAGGATGCGGATTGGCGAGACGAAAAAACGTGGGAGATTGCAAACCCGTGTTTGGATGTGTCACTGTCTCGTGAATACCTTCGCGCAGAGTGCAAACAGGCTCAAGAAATTCCCGGTCTGGAAAACTCGTTTCGCCGCCTGCATCTCAATCAATGGACTGAGCAGGAATCGCGGTTGATTCCAATGGCAGATTGGGACGCATGCGAATCGGACATCAGCGTTGAAGAATTCGATGGCCAGCAATGCTACGGCGGCTTGGACCTGTCTAGCACTCGTGACGTTACTGCTTTCGTTCTGATCTTCCCGAAAGCAAACGGGATTGCCGTGTTTCCGTGGTTCTGGATTCCTGAGGCGGCTGTCTCAAGACGTGCGGCACAAGATCAGCGAGTGATCAGAAACTTCGCAGAACAGGACTTTGTCGAGGTCACAGAGGGCAATGAAGTCGATGTCATGCACGTGGCGCGGCGAGTCAATGACATCTGCAAGCCTTTTGATGTTCGTCGAATCGGTTTTGATCCGTGGAACGCAGCCGGACCAACACAGCAACTCAAATCATTGGGCATGCCTGATGACCTGTTGCGAACCATGCCGCAAAGTACAGCGACGTACAACGAATCAATCAAACAATTGCTGTCTATGCTTGGCGGGCGTCGTCTTTACCATGACGGAAACAAGGTTCTCCGATGGATGGCAAGTAATGCCGCAGGACGTGAGGATTCCAATGGTAATTTTCGCTTCGATAAGGCAAAATCCGGCGACAAGATTGACGGCATGACGGCGTTGGGAATGGCGTTGGCGTTGTACATTGTGGAAGATGGTTTTTCGTCGGCGTACACCACACCGAATTCTGGCGTTGTGCTGTTCTAGGAGTTGCTAAGTCATGGAATACGGCGTGTCTGTTATCGTCAATCCGACGCCAATGCTGACGGCACGCTCAGACGAATCACTCTGGCGGACGATTAGCATCGGTGGAGGTGGCTGGAACTCAAGCGTAACGGCTACATCTGGAGCCGCTGTGAATCCACGTTCTGCAATGGGTTATCCTCCATTGTGGCGTGCAATCAATTTGATCAGCGCGAGCGTTGCTGGACTGCCGTTTGACGTGTTCAAGCGTGACAGTAAGGGCGGGAAGAAGGTTGACCTGAAACATCCTGCTCAGCAGTTGCTGGACAGAAAATCCAGTCCGTACATGAACGCCTACACGTTCAAAAAAACAATGACGGCGTTGGCGGTTCTGAACGGCAATGCTTATGCGTCAATCGATCGTGTCAATGGTGTTCCTGTCTCGATGGCGATTTGGGACAGCAACAACACGCTAGTGCGTGTCTGGAACAATGAAATCTGGTACGTGACCTACATCAACAACGAGCCGGTCCGAGTGCGTGGTGCCGACATGCTGCACATTCGCGGATTGGGTCCGGACGGTATCGTCGGGTATCCAGTCTTGAGTCTGATGGCGGACGCACTCGGCGTTGGAATGGCTGCGCAGGAATTTGGAGGCAGGTTCTTTGGAGAAGGAACTAACACTTCTGGATTATTGATGATTCCAGGGCACTTCAACGATGAGAAGATTCGCAACACCCTGAGCGCATGGCAATCGATGAACGCTGGCCTGAAGAACTCGCACAAAGTGGCGTTGCTTCAGGACGGTGTGAAGTTCCAGCAATTGCAGATTGATCCGGACAAAGCTCAGTTCCTTCAGACTCGTGAGCACGAGATTCGGGCAACGGTGGCGAACATCACAGGTGTTCCGCCTCACATGCTTGGCGATTCGACACGCACGAGCCACAACAGCCTGGAAGCTGAGGGGCAGTCGTATCTGGACTACACCCTTCAACCGTGGCTGCAAATCTGGGAAGCTGAGTGTGCCGACAAATTACTGACACAGCAGCAGCGAGACAACGATACCCGCTTCATCGAGTTCAACCGTGAAGCATTGGTGCAAATGACCTTCCGGGACAAGATCGAAGGCATCTATCGCCAGACTGAAATGGGATTGTTGGACATCAACGAAGGACGAGCGTTGCTGAATTACGCTCCAGTCCCTGAAAGCGACAACAAGCGATACCATCCTGCAAATTGGGTAGAGGTTGGAATGCAGCCGAATAACGTCACAGGGCAGCCAGCACCCAGGCCACAAGATGCTCGCATGGTGAATGTGGTTCGCAAGTTAGTTTCCACGTCGGTCACGAAGTCGCTTGAATTGGAAAGCAGCAAGGCAATTCAGTTGGCGGCGCGTGCAAACAACTTCGTTTCTGCCGTCGATGAGTTTTACACTTCGTGGAGCGATAGGACGCTGTCTGAGTTCGCGGAACCAGAAGTTCGACGATTGGTGCAAGAACACGTCGAAGCATCTAAATCGGCACTTCTGGACGCTGCTGGTTCATCTACGACGGAAAGCCTGAAAAACAACGTCGCCGAAGTGGTGGCAACGTGGGATGTGCGAGCGGAAAGCCTGATTGATTCTGTCATGAAAGTGGTGCAGAAATGAATCGCCCGAAGCTAAAAGCATCGATACAGGTTGACTGGCTACTGGAATGCACTGACAGCCAACTTCTGCTTTTTCTTGTCGAAGAATCACTTCCGGTGAAATACACGATTCAATACACATTCCTTGGATTGCCAGTGACGTTTGGAGGCTCGCAATGATGCTCAAAATCGACCTAAAAGCACCAAAAAGCCTGCAAAACGCAGTCAAAGTCGGTGGGTTTGGCTTTGTTTTGAACAAAACCAACGGCGTTTTGGATATTTCTTTGCGTGGCATTGTTGGCAACGAAGCAACGCAATCGGATGCAGAATCCATTGTCAATCTGCTCAAAAGCAATCCAGACAAACCGCTTGTGATGCGAATCAACAGTCCTGGTGGCGATGCAATGGAAGGTGTGGACATCTACAACGCCATCGTGGACCATCCAGCGCCAACAACTACGATCATTGACCCGCTGGCTGGTTCTGCTGCGTCTCTGATTGCCATTGCTGCTGACAAAGTGCAGATGAGGGCAAACGGAGTCTTTCATCTCCACGAGGGTATCAGCGGCGTCTTTGGGCATGTCCACGAGATTCAGCGAGATCTGCCAGACGTGATCGCCTACATCGAACTATTCAACGCTGCTGCGGCTGAAATGTACGCGACTAAGACCGGAAAGCTTGTTGATCAAATCAAACAGGTCATGTTCGGAAACGGCGACGGCACGCGATACGGGGCACAGGCTGCGAAAGACTTTGGATTTGTGGATGAGATCATCACAGCATCAGTCGAAAAGCCGAAACGGTCCGTCAAGTCGCAGTTGATGACGAAAATTCTTCAGGCTCGTGTTGACATCGAA